ATCATCGCAGGCAACGGCACGTGGTACGCGGCGAAGGAACTTGGATGGACTGAGATTGCCGCAGCCCAGACCAGCCTTGACACAGCCGAGGCCGTTGCTTACGGCATCGCAGACAACAAAACGGCTGAGTTGGCTGAGTGGGAAAATGACACGCTGCGCGATCTGATGGACGGTCTGCCGGATGACCTCAAACTTGCGACCGGCTTTGAAGGCGACGAGATTGCACAGTTGCTCCGACTGCCCGAAGAGCCTGAAGAATTAGACGAAGACGAAACGCCAGAAGTGCCAGAGGAAGCCACGACGCAAGTTGGCGACCTGTGGCTGCTTGGCGAGCATCGGCTGTTGTGTGGTGACTCAACCAAGCCGGAAGATTGCGCGCGGTTGTTCGACGGAGCCAAGGCCACGCTGGTGCATGCCGACCCGCCGTATGGGATGGGCAAAGAAAAAGACGGCGTTGCCAACGACAACCTGTACCGCGAGAAACTGGACAAATTCCAAATGGAGTGGTGGAAAGCGTTCCGGCCTTACATTGAAGACAACGCCAGCGCGTACATATGGGGCAACACGGCAGACCTTTGGCGGCTTTGGTATTTGGGCGGGCTGTCTGATTCTGAACGGTTGACGATGCGCAATGAAATCGTATGGAGCAAAGGAAGTGGCATGGGTGTTGGTGCTGAAGACCATAGGCAATATGCAACAACAACTGAACGGTGCCTGTTCTTCATGCTCGGTGAACAAGGATTCAACAACAACGCTGACAATTATTGGGATGGATGGGAGCCAATCCGTAAGTACTTAGCCGACCAAGTGAGCAAATGTGGCTGGACAACTAAGGATGTCAACAGAATCACCGGCACTAGCATGGCAGGACATTGGATAACGAAAAGCCAATGGGCATTGATCACAAAAGAACATTACGACAAACTGAAACGCGAAGGCGCAAAGCATGAAGCATTCAAGCGTGAGCATGATGACCTCAAGCGTGAGTGGTATGAAACTCGTGCATACTTTGACAACACGCACGACAACATGACTGACGTTTGGGAGTTCAGCAGAGTCACAGGCGAAGACAGACACGGACACGCAACGCCCAAGCCTGTTGAGATGGTTGGCCGTGCTATCAAGTCAAGCAGCCAAGCCGAAGACGTTGTTGCCGTTCCATTCTCTGGCACTGGTCCTGAGTTCGTTGCGGCTGAGAAACTTGGCCGCAAGTGCTACGGCATGGAGTTGGAGCCAAAGTATTGCGATGTGATTGTGCAACGGTGGGAGAACCTGACCGGCAAGAAGGCCGAGCGAGTACCGGCGGAGGCAAACAATGACGAAGCCGCTTGATCTGGATCTGGACCAGATGCGAAAGTTGGCCGCGATGCAATGCACCTACGAGGAGATTGCTGCGTGGTTCGGCTGCTCAAGGCAGTCGCTCTACAATCGCGAGGAGTACCGTGAGATCATTGAGCGTGAACGGCTCAAGGCTCACGCTTCAATGCGTCGCAGCATGTTTGAGTCGGCGCTCAAAGGTGATCGGCAGATGATGATCTGGCTGAGCAAGCAGTATCTCGGCATGAAGGAGAAGACCGAGAACACAGGCGACGGCAACATGCAGCTGGTGATGAAGATGGTGGAGGCCACACCGCCAGACCAAGCCGATGAGAGTTGAACAGGAGATCCAACTGCTGCCGCCACAGTTGCGGTTCATGCAATCCAAAGAGCGCGAGGTGCTCTACTCCGGTGCCTTCGGTGCAGGCAAGACAAGAGCGCTCTGCCTCAAGCTCGCCAGCCGCGTGATCGGCCAGCCCGGTGCCCGTGAAGGCTTGGCCCGGAAGCACTTGGTCAGCCTCAAATCTACAACGCTCCGCACGTTGCTCGAGGCCGATGGCAACCTGCCGCCCGTCCTGCCGATAGGCACCTATGACCACAACAAATCAGAGCGGACGATCAGACTGCATGGCGGCGGTGTGATCTACTACTTTGGCCTGGGTGATGCCGAGGACTACCAAAAGATTGGCTCTCTCAACCTGTCTGGCTGTGCTGTGGATGAGGCCGTCGAGCTCAGCGAGCCAGACTGGACCATGCTGCGAGGCCGTATCCGTCTGCAACTCAAAGGCTTGCCAATGCAGCTCTATGGAGCCTGCAATCCGGGCGCGCCCAGCCATCACCTTGCCAAGCGGTTCGGCCTTGCTGGCGGCCATCAGCCTGCAAGCAATTGCATGGCGATCCAGACAAGAAGCCCGGACAACTTCTTTCTGCCGAAGCAGTACGTCGAAGACCTGATGAGTTTGGAAGGAGTCGCCTTTGAGCGATACGTTGAAGGCAAATGGCGTGGCGGCGAAGGCTTGGTCTATGACCGCTTCGATCGTTCTGTGCATGTCCGCGAGCGTGATGAGCAGTGGCGTCGCATCGTCGTTGGTCAGGACGAAGGCTATACCAACCCGGCGGCGCTGGTCGCCATCGGAGAAGACGGAGATGGCCGCCTGCATATCCTCGAGGAGTGGTATCGCACCAACCAGTTGGAGGCTGACGTCATTGCGGCGGCCAAGGATCTGGCTGGACGCTACCGCATCGAGTCATTTGTTCTTGACCCATCCGCCGCCAAACTTCGGGCCAGCATGCTGAATGAAGACCTACCGGTGCGGCCTGCCGACAACGAAGTGTTTAGCGGCATCCAGAAGGTGCAGCAACGTCTACCGCGTGCCGGTGATGGCTTGCCCAGACTGACGGTAGATCCGAAGTGTGAGAACATCATCCGCGAGTTTGAGTCTTACGAGTGGCTGGGCGGTTCAAGCGGCTTCAAGGATCAACCGAAAAAAGAAAACGACCACGCTCTGGATGCTCTACGGTATGGCGTGGTGTACTTTGACGGCAGCAGAATAGAGCCACGCGTGCGAGTTGCAGGCGGCGTAGATGCAGGAGCCACGTTTGACGATGACCGTATGTGGAGAAGTCTCTGATGCTTGACCGTTTGCAGCGCGCTCTTGGGATAAAAGCCAAGCAAGACCGGCTTGATTATGTCCGCTCGACGATCAAGCCCGAAGCCACATACGGCACCGGCCGTCAACGCGAAGAACAAGCGGCCATGCTTCGGCTGCTCTCTGGCTACGTCTATGCCGCAGTGATGATGAATGCTCGCAGCATTGCAGCCCAACCGATCCGGCTGTATGCGTCGGTTGAAGGCCGAGGCCACAAAGGATGGGCCTACAAGCCTGCAAGCAAATCCGTGCAGCGGTATCTCAAAGGTGATGGTCGGATGCGGCCAGCCAAATCAGCCATGCTCAGCGCCAACACTGGCGGCGATGTGGTTGAGATCTATGACCATCCGATCCTGGACCTGCTCAACCGAGTGTCACCGTTCATGGATGGCTACAACTTCTCGGTGCTTCGCAAGACGTTCTTGCAAGTGTCTGGCAACGAGTATCTGCACCCGATCATGGGCCCGATGGGCTACCCAGTCGAGATTTGGGTGATGCCGTCGCAGCATGTCAAGATCCTGCCGACCCGTGATGAGAGGATGATCGAAGGCTACGAGTACGGCGTGCCACCAAGCCAGACCAAGTTTGCGCCTGACGAAGTGCTGCACAATCTGATCCCATCGCCCACCGATCCGCTGTACGGCAAAGGCTGGGTATCGTCTGCTGCTCCGGCTGCTGGATTGCTCCAAGCCATGGACGGATACGAGAAGCATCTGTTCGAGAATCAGGCGCGACCTGACTGGGGCATCTTCATCAAGGAGCATCTGACCGAGACCCAGTGGAATCGGATGATCAGCTACTTGGATGCCAACCTGCGAGGCAACCGCAACGCAGGCCGACCGTACATCTTTGAAGGCGGATCGGATGCCCGGCCTTTGCAGTTCTCGCCGCGTGACCTGTCATTCGGTGAAGGCGAAGAGCGTAAGGTTGAGGTGATCGCTGCTGTATCTGGCGTTCCTGTGACCTTGCTCAAGGCCAACGATCCAAACCTGGCATCGGCTCAAGTTGGCTTCGCGTCTTACATGCGCGACACCATCCACCCGTATCTGGTGGCTGATGCTGAGTTCTTGAATCAGCAACTCCTGCCGCTGTTTGGAAGCATGGCGGATGGCCTGTTCCTGGCATACGACAACCCAGTGCAAGAGGACGAAGAGCGCATTTCTCGCGTGCTGATGTCCGAGGTCGCCAGCGGCGTGCGTTCAATCAACGAGGCCAGATCCGAGCTGGGCCTTGATCCGAAAGAAGAAGGCGACGATCTGCGAGTAAATGGCGTTCCATTGGACGTGATCGGCCAGCCAGCCATCCCAGCCTTCGGTGCTTTGGATGCTGACGCTGAGGACATTCAGACCCGTGCCATGCGGAGTGAAGTTCGAGTGGGCACGATCGTGGAATGGCGTACCGCCAAAGGCAAGTACGTCGGCAAGATCCGCAGCTTCAAAGAATCCGGCACCGAGCCCGGCACTGTGGGCGACGGCGAAGCCACGGCCGAAGATCCGATTGCCTTTGTGCAGGTGTACATCCGCAACGAGGATGGCACTTTCACACCGTCCGACCGAGAAGCGCCCGTCAAGGTGTCCCGCTTGACTCCGACCGACGAGCCGCCGATCAGCAAAGGCATCAAGGCCGTCAGTGAAGAGGTGCGCGAGTCTCTGAAAAAAAAGGCGGATGAGCACAATGAAGAAGTGGGCGATGCCAAGAGCAAGCGTACCAACGTCCGCACGCTGACAGCCGTCTATGAGCGTGGCATCGGTGCCTACCAAAGCAACCCGGGCTCCGTTCGTCCGACCGTCGCAGGCGCTGAGCAGTGGGCCATGGCTCGCGTCAACGGCTTCCTGCACGCCTTGAAGACTGGCAAGTTCAAGCGGAAGCCATACGACATGGACCTGCTGCCCGAAGGCCATCCGCTCTCAAGCAAAGGCGACGGCGAGAAGAAGTACGAGGACATCGACTTCACACCGCCAGCGGACGTGCAAGAGGAAGCCCAGCGTGGCCTTGACTGGCGCAAGGAGCATGGCCGTGGTGGCACCGTCGTTGGCGTAGCTCGAGCACGTGACCTGAGCAACGGCGTGGCCGTGTCGCCTGAGACAATCGGCCGCATGGTCAACTACTTCAGCCGCCACACGGTTGACAAAGAGGCTGAAGGCTTTGAGCGTGGCGAGGAAGGCTACCCGTCTGCTGGCCGCATTGCCTGGGCGTTATGGGGCGGCGATGCTGGCGAACGGTGGGCCAACTCCATCTATGACCGCATGCTGGCCGAAGATGGCGAAGAGACCAAGGTGAGCCGGAGAGAAGAAGAGACCGTTGAGCAGTGCGTGGCTCGCGGCATCCCGCAGCTGGTGAGCGAAGGCTACAGCTATGACCAAGCCGTGGCGATCGCGTACAGCCAATGCGGTGCAGGCCAGAAGCGTGTCCCAGTGATCAGCCTGACCGGCATGGAGCCGGAGATGAAGGCCAAGGCATACCAGCCCAGCGATGGCGAGGTCTGGCCTGAGCGTTCATACGAGGCACGCAAGGCCGTCGAGGATGTTGCAGATTACGAGCCAGAGCCAGCCAGCGACGATGTGCGAGAAGGCGAAGACGCCAACCCAGCGCGCCGCATCCAGCGCAACCTGGTCAAAGTCTTCAACGATCAGAAGAAGCAGATCCAGCGTGCCTTGACTGGCGAAAAGGCGTTCGGACCTGCTGACCTGCTCAACTTGCTCAGCTCGCTGGGCATGGTAGAGGCGGACTACCGCGAGGCCGTGCTTGGTCCAATGGCTGAGGCCACGGCATCCGGTGGCCAGTTTGGCTTGGCTGAGGTCGGCGTGGACACGGCGTTTGATGTGTTCAATCCTCGAGTGGCCAGCTTTGCCGAGTCATACGCTCAGCAGTTCGCCAGCGAAGCCACGCGGGCCTCTTTGCTGCGTGTCCGCACCGTGATCGCTCGTGGCCTCGAGCAAGGCGAAAGCCCGTTCACGATCGCCGATGAGATCGCCAAGGATTACGCCTTCAGCCCAGAGCGTGCAACCGTCGTGGCTCGCACTGAATCCGCGCGGGCCTTTGTCGAAGGCGAGCGGCTTGGCTGGCAAGAATCCAACGTGGTGCGTGGCAAGCAATGGCTGCTGGCTGCAGGCGCTTGCCCGTTCTGCGATGCGACCGCTCAGCGTGGCACCGCTAAGGTGTACAACCTTGACGAGCCATTCTGGAAGATGGGCGACACCATCACAACTGCAGGCGGCTCTTTCTCTGTCCGATATGGTGATGTCCAAGGTGCGCCGCTGCACCCGAATTGCCGCTGTGACATCATCCCGGTGCTGATTGAGGATTGACCTTGACTGATCTTGACCCAGTGGAATATGGATTGAAGAGCGACACGCCAACCGTCTGGCGTGAGTTGCAGATCAAGAATCTGCAGATCGACCAGCCCAAGCGATCCGTGGTGGCCTACATCACAACTGACCGCGTGGACGAGGAAGGCGAAGTGGTCGTGCCTGAAGGCATCGACTTTTCGCGCTTCAAGAAGACCGGCACGGTGTTCTACAACCACGATTACGCTCAGCCGTGTGGCGTTTGCACCAGCATCCAGCATGCTGACAATGGCATCATTGCGACTACACAGTTCCCAGAGCGGCCAGAAGGCTACGACGGACGATGGCAACCGGATGAAGTGTTTGCCATGTTTGCTTCTGATCCGCCGATTGTGAAAGCATTCTCCATCGGCTTCGCGTACATCCAAGTGCGTCAGCCCAACCAAAAAGACTTCAAGCGATACGGCACCGAGGACATCCGCCGCATTGTGAGCAAGAGCCGCATCCTGGAATACAGCGTGGCACCGCTTCCAATGAACGAGGATGCGTTGGCCATCCGTGTCGCCAAACAACTCAAGCAGACCGGCAACGTCGCCGATCTGTGTTCCTGTTCGCAGGCATCGTGCGAAACTCCTGAGAGCGTCAACTGTCGGCAGGCAGGTGAAGAAGCAGAGCAGGCATCCACGACCCAGCCAGAGCGATCTAATCAAGTTTCTAATCAAAAGGATTCAACCATGAGCGAAGACATTCGCAAGAAGATGATGGTTGACCTCAAGCCTGATATGACTCTGGCTGACCTTGTTGCTGCTCTTGAAAGTGAAGAGAAGGACGAGGCTGCCGAAGTTCGGGAAGAGGTCGCCGAAGAAGTGGCATCCGCATCCATCAAGATGGAGAAGGATGACGAAGATGAGAACAAGGCCAAGTCAGTCGCGGCCGAGCTCTACAAGTTGACCAAGAAGCACGCAGAAGAAGGCCGCCGCCGCGTGGCTGCCTCCACTCCTGTCGTGTCTGCTCCTGCCTTCAAAGGCAAGCTGAAGCACTTGAACGACGCCGAGACCGCATACGGCCTTGGTCAGTTCTACCTCAGCGCCATGGGCAACAAGTCCGCTCAGCAGTGGGTTAGCGATCGCTACGGTGCCAAAGCACACAGCGAAGGCAACAACTCGCTCGGTGGGTTCTTGGTTCCTGAAGAGCTGGATCAAGCGATCATCGACCTGCGTGCCGAGTTCGGCAAGTTCCGTGCGAACACTCGCGTGCTCAACATGAGCCGTGACAGCCTCTTGATCAACCGTCGTGCCGGTGGCCTCACCGCGTACTCTGTTGGTGAAGGCGCAAGCGTCACCGAGTCGGACAACACCTTTGATCAAGTCAACCTGGTCGCCAAGAAGTTTGGCGTGCTGACCCGGTACAGCCGCGAGCTGGCCGAAGATGCCATCGTAAATCTCGGTGACTACATCTCCGGCGAGATCGCCTATGCGTTCGCCAACAAGGAAGATGAGGCTGGCTTCAACGGTGACGGCACCAGCACCTACGGCGGCATTGTCGGCCTCGACAACGCCATCGGCAGCGCTGGCGTTCGTGACGGTGGAGCAGGCTGGGCCAACATTGGCATCGACGATCTGACCGCTACCGTGGGCCTTGCTCCTGAGTACGTGTTCACCCGTGCCACTCCTAAGTGGTACATGAGCACTCAGTTCTACCACAGCGTTGTGCTTGATCTGCTGGCCGATGCTGGTGGCAACACTCCGGCTACCTTGGCCGCAGGTGTCACCCAGCGTCAGCTCTTCGGATACGAGGTCGTGTTGTGCGATGTAATCGCAAAGGCTGACGCCAACAACACCACCTACGCTTACTTCGGCGCTCTTGACCTTGGCTGCACGATGGGCGACCGTCGGCCAACCGAGGTCGCTGTGTCTGAGGATCGGTACTTCGAGAACGACCAAATCGGCGTTCGCGGAACCACCCGATTCGATATCGTGGCTCACGACGTTGGCGATTCGTCCAACGCTGGTGCCGTTGTCAAACTGGCTACAACTTCCTGAGGTGCTCCCATGATCAATGTCCAAAACATCGTTCACGCCGACTACAACCTCACCGTCGATGGATCCGATGCAGGATTCGAGATCGACACCAACAACGCCTCATACCTGGTCGTGCAAGTGTTCGGCTCTGGTGGCGCTGGTGCCGCTTTCACCAACTGCAAGCTCCAAGAATCTGATGCCTCCGGCTCCGGCCAAGCAGACATCAGCGGAGCCACCGCATCCATCACCACGCCATCCTCCGGCGAAGATGAAGCGTACTTCTTTGTTGACCTCCGAGGTCGCAAGCGCTACATCACCGTTGTGGCTGATCCCGGTGAGACTGCTGACTGCTCGGTTTCGGCTTTCCTTGCACGGAATTCCGAAGCTCCGATCACTGCCGCTGGTGCGAGCATGACCGCTCGCGTCATCGTGTGATCTAAGACCCAACACGGGCTGGCCGTCGAAAGGCGGCCAGACCTATTCTTTCAGGAGATCCAATGGCACTCGCAGACAACGCTCTGGTCAGTCTCGCTGACGTCAAAACATACATGGGCATCACCAGCTCGACTGATGATGCTCTGCTCGAGCGTTTGATCAATGCGGAATCAACCCGCATCGAGAATTACTGCGACCGCAATTTCCGCGAGCAGACCTATCGAGAAGCCTACAACGGCAGCGGCCAGCGTCGGCTTCGGCTTCGCAACTTCCCAGTTTCGGCTGTGACCCGTGTGGCCATCGGCAGCAAGCTGGCGCTGACAGTGACGAGCGACACGGCCAGCGATTTGCGTGCTGTGGTCGAAGTGCAAGATGATCGCATTGAGCTGACTCGGCATGATTCCACGGGCACTAAGACCCACACTCATTTCCAATTCACTGCGGCTGGCAATGAGACTGCTGCGGGCTTGGTATCTCGGATCAACTCTTTCGATGGCTTCAATGCCACGCTTGGCACCGACTGTCTGAGCGAGGATCTGTTCAGAATGGGCGGCGTGAACGTCATGCTCAACTCTGCCCAGATCTACTTTCCAGACCGAGATGACATTCCGTACCGCATCCATGATGACCGGGCCACGCTCGAGTTTGTGGATTCGGCTGATATGATTTTCTATGGCCGTCGCACTGACGCTGGCTTGCCGATGCCGCATACGTTCGCAGGCATTCGCGTGGACTACACCGCAGGCTATGACGGCTTGACAGAGATTCCTGCCGACTTGGCCCAAGCCTGTATCAAGCTGGTGCAGTACGCCTACAACGACCGCAAGCAGAACAACACGCTCGCCAGCGAGTCGATCGGATCGTACTCCTACAGCCGCTCGCAAGACCCGATTGCGGCCAACGGCGAAGTGGCTGCACTCTTGGCCCAGTATGTGGATCGGAAGTCGTGAGCGTTGAGACACTGATTGACACACATGGCATCAGCCTAGACCGTGAGCGGCCTGCGGTGTTCGTGGATGCGACTGGCTTTCCGACGAAGACTCTGCTGACCACAGCAGACTTTGCCGTTGGATTCGTGCAGCCTCAATCTGCTTCTGAGCCAGTGCAGTACGGCCGCGAGGAAATGGTGATCACGCACAAGGTGTATCTGAAGCCCGGCGTGGATCTGCAGGCTGACGATATCTTGGTATTTGATTCCAAGCGCCTGCGTGTGGTTGGTATTCTTGATCCTGGCACGTTCGCGTATTCCGGCTACCACATGGGCCACGTGATCGCGGATTGTGTCGAGGATGAAAGCGACGATACCGCATGAGCGCCAGCAGTGAATTCTTTAAAGCCAAGATCCGCACGGCGGCGCTCAACGCTGTGCGTGACGGTATTGATGTCTCTGCCAAAAGGCTGCAAACCAATATCAAAAATGCCTGCAATCAAGGAAGTAGCATCGGGACACGTACACGTACGCGGAACACTTCAAAAGGCCGAAAAGGCTCAACTTACAAAACTTGGGTTGGCGGCTCTCCACCGGGCAAGCCACCGTTCAACTACACTGGCAATCTCATTCGGTCTATCAAAGTGGATGAATCTCAACTAGAAACATCCAAGCCTAAGGCACGCGTGGGCACCAACGCGGTGTACGCTCCGCCTCTAGAGTACGGCAGCCGGAGAAATGCACCGCGCCCATTCCTGCGGCCTACTCTGGTCAACAGTAAGACCGAGCTTGCCGAGCTGTTCCAGAAGAAAGTATTCGCCTCTTTCCGGAGGTACATGCGATGAGCCAAGATGTGGTCAAAGCATTTTACGACCAGCTGATCAGCGATCAGACCTCTGGATCGTTCTACGATCGCGTGAGCGGCCGGATCTACGAGCTTGAAGGCCCGACCAATGCGGCCTTGCCTCTGGCGGTGTTCTCGCTGATCACGTCGCCGTATGCCGACACCTTTGATAGTTCTTCAATCAAGGACTATACGTTTCAAGTCGATATCTACGGCAGGAAGCGTGCAGGCATGTCTGCGGCAGGAGCGATCAACACGGCGCTTTTCACGCTGCTTGACCGCCAGACGATCACGGTTCCCAATAATGATGACGGCTTGGTTCGCTGTTTGATCCAAGGCGTCAGGACTGTTGAAGATGATGCGGTGCGTATCCGCTCAGAATGGATTGTTCAAACGGGCCTCATGGCCTAAGGAATACTGAATGGCACGAATCGTAGGATCAGACGGCGGTTGCACCGTTGACGGCTACAACCTCAAATTCACCACTTGGTCTGCGACCTTCTCGCAAGTGGTCACGGATACCTCAGCATTTGGCGACAGCTTCGCCCAGAAGCGTGGCGGCCTGATGTCTGGCACCTTCTCCGCTGGCGGCGTTTTGCAAGATGGTGCATCTCCAAACACACCAATGCCAGCTTCAGCAGGCGACATCGCTATGGCTGCCACTGGTGTTGACGTCGATCTGCAAGCAAATAGCACATCCTCTTTGTGGGAAGGCTCTGCTGTGATCGCCAACTTCTCGCCAACCGTCACCAATGCTGGAGAAGCCACCGCGACTCTTGACGGTGAGTTCACCGGCGCAATCACGATCACCTGGGCAGAAGCCTAAGGCGGTGCCACATGGCCAGAATCGTAGGTTCTGACGGCAACTGTGTACTCACAGGATATGGCCTCAAATTCACCTCATGGTCTATGACTTTGAGCAACGTGGTCACGGATACGTCGGCCTTTGGTGATACCTTTGCGGCCAAACGTGGCGGCCTCATGTCTGGCTCGTTCACCGCGACGGGCGTGATCCAAGATGGCGGTTCTGGCAATAGCCCGATGCCGCATGCGGATGACCCAGCAGCGCCGACTGATGCCAACATCGCCATGAGCGCGGCCGGTACCGCGTTCATTGGGTACGCAGCAGATCGCACCGGATCAGTTGATGATTCGTTCTGGTCCTGTGCCGTTGTCGTCTCGTCGGCGGCACCGACATCATCCAACGCTGGCGAGGCTACAATGACCATCTCTGGCGAAACCACGGGCGATATATCCATCACATGGGATGAGGCATAATGAGACCAGCACGGACGCTGCAAGATCTAGTCACAGTTCTCACCTTCAAAGGCCGCAAGACCGGCAAGCTGATCACGAAGCGCTGCGCCTCCACTCCCAACCATACCATCGAAAAAGCCCAACTCAGTGCCATGAAGTTGTATTATCTGGTGGACGATCCTGACCGGCTGGTGAGTATCGAGACCAAGACCAGAAAGCAATGGATGGAGGAAGGCTACAAGCCACAGCCTCCGCAAGACCTGAGAGGCTAAAATGATCAAAGATGTAGAGGTGAAGTTGAGCGGCCAATCATTCACGGTTGGCCGCTTTTCCGTGTCTGATATCCACCGCGTTGGCGAGCTGGTGTA